CTGTTGCATAAAGTCCGCTGCTGCTTTTTTCCCGAGGTCATAAACCACCTTCAGGGCAGCCGGACCTATCTGCCCGTTCGTACCATCGTTATTGATCTCGATGTTGTACTGCGGGGCAAACATCACCATACCTGAACCACCAATATCCGCCACAACACCCAGCTTGCCATCAGCACCACGACGCAATGGCAGAATGGCTTCAGGCCCCGCTTCTCCCATCACACCCGCGCCTTTTGCAAAAGCAAAAAACGTCGGACGGTTAACCACCGTGCCACTGTAGCGACTCAAATCAGCAGACTGATAAACACCACCATCAGCATTGGGCGTCACACTGGCAGTTGCTGCACTCCCCCAGCCAAACGCCGAACCAATCCCCTTAACTGCCTGCATCATGGCCATCTGCGACATGATTTTTGCCAGATCAGAAAGGAGCGAGGCGGTAAAAGATTTGAAGTTCAGTTTTCCGGTGGTACAGAACGTCGCCAGTGCATTACCTGCGCTGTTAAATGCCGCTGTAAACATCTGCTCAGCGGTACCTGCCGCGTTATCCGCACTCTCTGTAAAATTCTGAAACGCCCGCATGGCACCGTTTTTCCAGTCTGCCTGCATCAGTTCCTGCTCCTGCCAGTAACGTCTGTTTTCGTTCAGTTGCCGGTTAAGACTGTCTGTCAGCATCTGCTCAGCATTCCGGTATTCATCTGTGCCATATGCTCCTTTCTGCTTACTGTCACGCTCCAGCTGTTCCCGCTGCTGCTGATATTTTTGTTGCAGACTGAACTGTGCCTGGTATCGCTGACGCTGTTTATCCCCCATCCCTGTCGTGGCGATATCCAGGTCATGTTGCTGACGCAGAGCCCGCTCCTCTTCCGCCAGCTGGCTGGAAAGCTGAATGGATTTTTTCTTCAAATCATTCAGCGCCGTCTGCTTCTGCAGCTCCTGCTGTTTTGCATCCAGCAGCGTCAGTGCCTGAATCAGCTCATCCTTGTGAGCCAGCACACTCTTTTCATCTGCCGTCAGTTTTTTCCCGTCCAGGTCGCTGATGCGCTGCTGCAGAGCCAGAAGCTGTTTATGCGCTTCTGTCATCCTTTCCGTGGCAATGCCTGCTGACTGTCTGGCAGCAGCAATCTGTCCTTCCACCTGTGCCTGTAGCTGACTGTACTGCAGCAATAACCGGGTGGCCTCATCATTACGGGTGGCAGACGTTTTTTTCTTAATGGCTTTTTCGTAACGTTCATTTTCACGCTGTATCGCTGCGTCCCTGACCGCCTGATCGGCGTACTGCATGGCATTAATACGCGCAATTTCACGCTGATGTCGTGCTGCTTCCGTTTCGTTCATCCGGTTCAGCGCGGCATTTTCAGCATTCCGGCGTTTCTGCTGCTCCTGATAATTTCGCTCAGCCTGCTCTTTTGCATCCTGCAAATCCTGCTGGCGTTTTCGCTCTTGCAGCGCATCCAGTTGTTGCTGATCGTATTCCCCCGTGGTGGACACCTTAGTCCACGGAAATTTCTTCGCCCGCTGAATTTTTTCCTGCAGCGACGCAATCTGCGCATCAAGGGAATCTTCCCGACCAATGTTCATGGCCGCATCCCAGAACTGCTTCCACCAGTCAGACAAGGTTTGCAGCGTACTGCCCAGCGCATTGAGGTTATTATCAATATCCGACGTACGTTTACCGGTTTCCTCTGCCAGTGCAGACATGGCTATCCGGGCGGCGTCACTGGTGCGCCCCTGTTCTCCGAGCACACGGATCTGTTCAAGCTGGGTGGCTGTCAGAAAATGCAGTTCATCATCCAGCGCCTTCGCAGCACTGACCGGATCATCCTTCAGCCGTTTAAACTGACTGATGGTGTCACTGACAGACTGCCCTACCGAGCGTTCCATCTGTGCGGCAGCTTTCGCCACCATACCAATATCGTTACCGTGAAATGCACCGCTCCCCACTACCTGCGCCAGTGACCCCGCCATGGCATGTTGCGTGATGCCATTACCGGAAAGATTTTTACTGAGCGCCCACAACTGCCCGGCTGTCACACCGGCATAGTGTCCGGTGAGCTCAAGCTGCCGGTTAAAGGCTTCGCCTTCTTCCCGCCCCTCCATCCAGGCTTTACCCAGACCAATAACCGCAGCAGTGATCCCTCCGATAACTCCCCCCACCGCCAGGCCTTTCGGAGTCATTAATTTATCAATCCAGCCGGCACGGTTAGCCAGGGTGATCCCGGAGCCACGAAGCGCACCGAAATTACCACGCGCCAGTTCACCAATCATGACCCCCAGCTCCCGACGGGCTGCCGCACTTTTCAGTTCCAGCGAATGTGTGGTGTTTCCAGCTTTCTCCATTTTACGGATGTACACCTCCGCGGCACTGCTGCACCCAAGTTGTGCCGCCTTTGCCCGAAGCAGTTCCGTCGTGGTCATTTTCTGGCGACTTGTCTGTTCTTTCAGCTGACGAATAAATGCGGTTTTCTGGCGGGTGGCCGTTTCCTCTGCCTGTGTCAGAACGCGGGTTTTCGCTGTCACCTCAGAAATCAGGGCCAGATAATCCTGCTGAGCAATCCCGCCACTGTTTCTGGCCTGTCGGATCTGCTGCTGAATACGCTGTAACTCCTGCAGCCCCGCGCTGGCCTGTTTTACGCTGTCGATCTGACGATAAAATGCGGCTGCCATCTTATCCTGCGCCGCAGCCAGCGCAGCCGCCTGAACCTGCTCCTCCCGCATCTGACGACTCAGGGCCTCCATCCGCAGGCGCGCCCTTTCCACATCTTCCGCCAGCGAAACATGCCCCTGCGCATGCTTCACCACGGCCTGAGTCTGTATCACCGTCGCGCTGGCAGCCTGTTTCTGACTTTCCTCAAACCGTTTCATACGGGCTTCGGCCCGCTCCGCCTCCCTTGCTGTACCATTCAGCAGATTTTTTACACGCGGAAGCTGCTCTTTAAAATCGGCGGTATCAATGCTTAAATCAATGACAAGGTCAGCAATCTGGTCCAAATCTCATTCCTCCCGATATACCTTCCCCCAGATGCATCAGCTCTTCATCCGTGCGTTCAGGGATCACCCTGTCATCCGTAACCAGACTGAAATCATCCGCCGGAATACGTTCACCGGACACCATCTGAACCATCAGCGACTTCAGTGTGGAAATCTGTGCATCCAGCCAGATATCCCCGAAACTCTGCTTCCGGAAGAAATCCCCCCATTCGCCCAGTTCTGACGCTGACATTTCTGATAACATCCGCCGCCAGTCTGCCCGCCGGAACTCACGGGCAAGCTGCATCACAAACTGCATCTCCCGCGTCAGGACTTTTCCGGTGTCAGGGGAACCTGTTCACCGTTCTGAACATCACCGGTGGAGACCGGCATACCACTCAGGGATAAAACCAGACTGCCCCCGTCGCCAAGCGCGTCATAAGACCAGGTGTTTTTTACATCCTCATTCAGCGCATCCACATCCTGTGACGGGTCCGTATTCCACATTGACCGGGAAACCAGCCAGGCATTGATATCCATCCCCATACGCAGAAATTCAATCTGACGATCCGCCACTGGCATGGCATCATCCAGGGCGTCAAACTCAGCTGTCCGTTTCTGGACAAACGCCAGATACTCCACCCGCTGAAGTCCGGATAATTCCGTCAGTACCACAGACTGATTACCGTAGTTAAATGTGTCCTGTTTCAGAAACATGTCCCCTCCGTAAACAAAAAACCCCGGCATACCGGGGTAAAAAACAGACTGCCAGGTTAATCACCATTAACGGTAATACCGGCCACAGCAACCTGCGCACCACCCGCAGTCATCCCCACAATCGAGGTGCTGCCCGCTTTCACACCTTTCACCGTGGCCACCATGCCACTCAGCGTAACCGTGGCGATATCAGGAGATGATGACGCCACACTCACCGTTTTATCAGAAGCATCTTCCGGTACTGTGCTGAATGTCAGCGTCGTCGTTGCCCCCACTCTGACACTGGCGGAAACCGGCATTACTGTCAGCCCGGTCACCCCCACAATTTCAGTCCCCTCCTCAGCCAGATACGGACGCCCCACACCGCTGATTTTAACCGTACGGGTCATCACATCTTTTGACGTAATGGTTTTACCCAGCGAACTCAGCCAGCCGCGGAACACATCAACGGTACCGTTAGGGTATTTAATGCGGAATGCACGAACTTCACCGGAATCAAACAACTGAATCAGTTTTTTCTGTCCGCTGTCACCCGGACGCCAGGCCAGCGTCGCGGATGTATCACCAACAGATTTTTGCCCCTGAGTTGTCGTTTTCCAGTCAGCATTTTCATCATCGAGATAATCGTCATCTTCCGCATCTGCAGTCATTTCCCCCGGCTGCAGATCCTTCACCATCGCGAGGCGCAGCCAGTCCGTATCTGACAAAGGATTCGCAAATGCGTCGCCCTTGCCGGTATACATCCAGAACGTCGTCCCCGCCCCTTTCATTTTTTCAAGTGGATTCGGTGTCGTCATTTCCCACCCCTTAATTTGTATATGTGATTTGATACGTGATTTCCGCCATCGCCCATGTTGCCATATCGTTATCACGCTGATAGTTAAATCCCCGTGGGATCATGGTATCGATAAGGCCGTAAAGCGCCGGAATATCCTCCAGTGCCGGGTAAATAATGTTGTCCATCCACGTATCCAGATCAGAATCCGGTGCCTGTGCACGGATAAAGACGGCGACATGCAGAACTGCCAGCCAGTCATCCTCATCCGTCATTTTTCCGGTGTACTGTGCATCACTCAGCCACACCGCCACGGCAGGCAGCTCCTGCGCATCAATAAAGGCAGGAAGGCCGTCAAACAGGACGGTCTTCTCCCCGCACGTCATTTTCAGGCGCGAAAGTACGGCCTGACGAATTTGTGTGTGTCGGTTCATCGGGTCAGATATAACCTCAGTTGGTGTTTCAGGGCATACCCCAGCTGTTTCGGCATCTCGTTATCAATGACGCTTTTACGGGCATCCTCAAATGCCTGTGTCAGCGCTCCGGCCAGCGGGATTTTCACAACCTCCACAGGTAGACGATTTTTTTTCGGTCTGCCCTGATGGTCGCGCCCTGTTGCGAAACGCGCTTCAGGAAGACGTCTCAGAACATGCCAGCGACCATTCGCCAGTTGCCGGATAAACGCGCCACGGAAAAAATATTTCCCCACCCTCAGCCCGTCACCGGCACGCCGTCGCGTTGTGTTCAGTTTGATGGCGGGAAGGTTGCCACGGTTAATGCGGATCCTGGCATACATTTTTCCGGAAGGGCTGGCACTCAGCATCCTGACGCGCCCCCTGACCAGTTTCAGGGGGATCCCCTTCACCTGGTTATCACCGGCTACGGTATCGCGGGCAACCTGTCGGGTAGCCTGAGAAATGGCTTTCTGTGCCACACGATTTATTGCCCAGGCGCTGGCCTGTGGCACCATACGGGTATCAAGGATGTCCAGATTACGGATGGCGTTTTCAAGACCTTTCATAATATCGCCCCGTACTGATATCACCCCGGGAACTGTCACACCGTTGCAGGCGGATATAACAGCATCCCCCGTCGTCCGGAGTAATGCGATCCACCCGAAAAAGATCCCCACCAATCTCCAGCGTATCCAGACGGCGCAGTCCCGTAATATCTGCTGTTTTCACAAACAAAGACGGTGAAGAATCTTCAAACCGTACTCCTCCGGCAACGAACGAAATTTTTTCAGGATCATCAAAAACACCCCTGAGTGTTTTTCCTTCAAGCTGACCGGACGTAATTACCGCCGTAATCCCCATATGACAAAGAATGACCTCGTCAGCCATGGCGACGGCGGCATCAAACGGATTATCGAAATCTGCCACCTTTCCCCCACATTCAACACATTTTCACGAGGCCACTTTCTGCCATGCTGGCTGCCACCACAGCAGATACACGAAACACTTCTCCCGGACGTACAAATGCCACGGGGTTATCCCGTGTGGCGTGGAGTGCATTGACATGTAACATCACCACAGCTTTGACCATGACCATATCCACAGAATTTCGGTTCTCACTCTCCCCACGTTCGGATCGTGTTTCGTTTTTTTGTTGTGGTTCTTCATCATCCTTATACAGGCCGTCTGAACCATCACTTAATTCTTCTTCCCACTCCGCCAGACGTTGTTCAAGATCAGCTTTAGAGCCTGAAATATCGGCATCGCGCCCGAGTACTGCCGCCAGCTCCTGAAGACGCGCTGTTATTTCTTCTTTTGTCATCACATCTCTCCTGTGCGATAAAGAAAAAGGCGGGAATATCCCGCCTGACCTTATTTCACCTGAACTACCACAAACGCGTCCGGATCCGGCAACACCATCAACGGCGCAGACTGCGTCATGGTATATTCGCACCCCGGGTCCCCCACCTCTAACCAGTGTTTCGGATAACGAATTGCAGAGGTGATCCCTTCACTCAGCGCCTGGTTATCCTGGATTGCGCCATAACAACGGACACCCTCCACCTGAGTGTTTCCAAGAATCAGTGTGCCTTCCGGCAGATAACGCTGCTCATCCCCGTTTTCATCAACATACGTTGTTTTCGCCACCATGATGGCCAGATCACCGTAATAACCTTTAAAAGAAACCACGGAACCCAGATCTTTCAGCGCGGTTTCCAGTTCAGATTTTGAGCCACGGCGGGTATCCAGTTTTTCACGAAACAGCTTAAAACCGTTCAGCATACGCCAGACAGTACCGTCCATAATCGCAATATTGATGGTACCGGAAGCAAAATCGCAGTACGCATCCAGATCATGCGTCGGATCAAAGGTGTCAGCATTCTGTTTTGACCATTCGCGTCCCCCTGCCTGCGTAATGTTATTGGCGGCAGAACGACCAAAATCCACTTCCACCGTCTCAAACTGTTCACCGCTCATGGTGTACTTACCCTGCAGAACAGCGCTGACCGCCTGCATTTCTTCCACCTGCACAATCGCCTGCTCTTCCTGTTTCAGGTTGTCCGTCAGAATACGCAGGCGACGGTAGGCCGGGTCATTAAGACGGGCCGGATCTTCCCCCGGAAGACGCTCCACCGCCTGCTGATAATCCAGCCGGTGTTTTGGTTTAACATAGCCGGGGCGTAACACGCGGGTTTCACCACCACGACTGCGCAGTACCTTACCTGACACAACCGGAGACACATATGCCGCAACCGGTGTTTTTCCGGTGATTTTATCCAGCATCACTTCCTGAGTATGGAAAGTGACCGTACGACGAAAAAACAGCTCCAGAAACAGCGCACGGAATTTCACTTTCTGCTCGGTGTAGCCGAGCAACTGACGCGTGGTAAATAACCCCATAATTGACTTTCCTTTAAAAACACAAACGGGCCGCATCACGACCCGTTTTTTCAGTTAATCACTTCACCATCAGGCGTGGCTGATGGCACTTCCCACAAACGCGTTGGCTTTTTTCACTGCATCCACCGAATCCGGCCAGACCAGCGATTCGGTGGCAAACGTACCGCTTTTGTAGTACGTCAGTGTGGGCTCGGTCCCGGCCAGCGCCAGTACCAGCACCCCCACAGCCGTTCCGGCTTTCTGACCATCCCATGCCACCAGTTTTCCGCTGGCGTCATCCAGCATCAGTGGCGTCAGTGAAGGCGTGGCAACACTGATACCACTGGTACCTGTTGCGGTATACACCGGATCGCTTCCGGCAAAAATGCGCCTGTCCGCGCGCTTTTCTGTGGTGGTTTTAATCATTTTCAGTCTCCTGATTTATCTGAATCACGGATAACGCTTACGGCATACTCATCAGCAGATCTTCTTCTCCGTGTCCGGCAGTTCCGCCTCCGGAAACCGCACTGGCAGCATGCTGTGCCATAAAGCGATCAAAAAGTGTTTCCTGTGACGGTTGCGATGCCGCCGGTGCGGCTGCCAGCAACGTTTTCGCCTGCGCCACCGTCATTCCCGGTTGTTCTGCCAGTGCCTGTGCAAGTTGCTTGCGCCCTTTCGCCTCCGGCAGCGCCATAATCTGATCGCCGACACTTGCAGAACCGGCAACCGGTGCCGCCGCCAGTAACGTTTTTGCCTGGTCAACGGTCATTCCCGGCTGTTCAGCCAGCGCCTGCGCGAGTTGTTCACGCCCTTTAGCTTCCGGCAACGCCATAATCTGATCGCCTGTGCCTGCAGCACTGGCAGCAGGGGCTGCCGCCAGAAACGCTTTCGCCTGCTCCACCGTCATCCCAGGTTGACCTGCCAGCATCTGTGCCAGTTGCTCACGCCCCTTTGCTTCCGGCAGCGCCATAATCTGATCACCCGTGCTGTCAGTACCGGCAACCGGCGCAGCTGCAAGCAACGTTTTCGCCTGCTCAACCGTCATTCCAGGCTGACCTGCCAGCATTTGCGCCAGTTGCTCGCGCCCTTTCGCCTCCTGACAATTCAGGATCCCCATCACGCGCTGATTTTCCTGGGCCACCGCTTCAGCAACGGTGAGATTTTTAACAGTCATTGCATTCTCCTTCGTAACAGAGTCATTCAGTGCAGAAACCATCACTTCAACGGCATCTGCAGCATTAATCAGTTGATCAGCCAGACCTGCATCAATGCCTGCCTGACCGTCATAAACGGCAGCCTCGGTATTCATCACCGCCTCTGAACTCAGCCCCGTATAAAGCGCCACCTTGTCGACAAACATCCGGCGGGCCTCATCAATACGGCGCTGAAAATCTGCACGCACACCTGCCGGCAATGCCTGAATACTGTTGCCGTCAACCTTGTGCCGCCCGGAGTAAATCAGCGTGATGTCCACCCCTTCCTGTGCCAGTTGTTTCTCGTAACTGGTGTGCGCCATCATCACACCAATCGAACCAATTTTTGCCGTCTGCGTGACCAGCCGACGCGTACAGGCTGCCGCCAGCAACATGGCGGCTGAACAGGCCATGTCATTGCACAGCGCCCACACGGGCTTCTGTTCCCGCAGGCGGTAAATCATGTCAGCACAGTCAAACGCCCCGGCAGCCTGACCGCCCGGGCTGTCGATATCCAGCAAAATGCCGCGCACATCCGGATCATTCACCGCCATCTGAAGACGGGCTGTCAGGCCGTCATAACCTGTCATGCCGGAGTAAGGGCGCAGGGTACCCAGTTTATGCACCAGCGTGCCGCTCACCGGCAGAATGGCGATGCCATTCTTCACCTGGTAACTCTTTGCCGGACGCTGACCACCCGCCATATAGTCAGTCACAGCCAGTTGCATACCATCAGCATCAAGCTGAACAGCCTGCTGAGGAACAGCAAGGCTGCCGGCCCCTATCTCCTTACCCAGCGCGCAAAAGAAAACCCGCGCATAGGCGGGTTCCAGTAAAAGCGGCTCATTAAATGCCATGGCGGCAATATGCGATAAATTACGACGCATCGCCTTTTCCTCCCGTTGTCTGTCGGATCTGCTGCTGAAACGTATCCTTTATCCAGATGGGGCGGGGAAGACCGGCAGCCTGTCGCTCCTGGCTTTCACGCAGTTGCTGGCGGAAAATCTCCTGATAGTCATCTCCCATCAGGGCCAGCTCCTTCTCGTATGTACTCAGGCCACCTTCAATACGCATCACCGCCTCCTGCACCTCCTTAAGGCCATCAATCGCCATGCGGCCGGCACCAATCCACTCGGCACGACACCACCCGGAACGGGCCTCCCAGAATGAGAAACGGGATTTCGGCGGGCGGATCACACCGCGAATAAGGGCTTCCTCCAGCCAGCAGGCAAACATCTGTGACGCCAGTCGGCTGGCCACAAATTTTCGTTTCCCCATAAAATACCGCCACGACTCATTGGCGGATGCCCTGGCACTGGAATAACTGACCTGTGAATAATCACGGGAAAGCTGCTCATAGGACATGCCCAGCCCGGCAGCAATGTAACGTAACAGCGCCTTTTCCAGTTCAGAGAAACCATTATCCGCATTCTGTGCTGTCTGCAGATTCAGTGAATCCCCCGGATAAAGATGCGGAATACGAACCCCACCCATCTTTACCGTATTGGTGGCGTAATAGCGCGCATAGCCTTTCATGATGGTGTTCAGGGGATTTTTACCGCCATTTCCCACCCCGGCGATATATTCAAATGCTTTTTCCGAATCCAGTGTGGATTCAATCGTCGCGGCATACATCGCCCGCACCACCGCCGACTGCAGTTGCGTGGCCTGCAGTGTGTCGAGCATCTTGAGGCGCTCCATCACGGAATAAAACTGGTTGGCCCCGCGCGTCTGTCCGTCCTCCTGTGGCTGAAACACATGGATCATTCCCGGCCGCCCGGAGGGCAGCGTCGCCGCAATCCGTGTCCAGTTACTGACACCGTAGCCAGGCCAGTCATCGTTCTGAACATGATAAGCCATCGCCTTTCCGTAACGGTTGATTTCCACTCCGGCACGCATAAAACGATCGCCGATGCCATAACCGGGCGTGCTGACGCGCTTCGGACTGATGGTCTTGAATTTTGTTCTGAATAATGACGTGGATTCCGTATCCCATACGGGCTGGACAAAAATTTCACCGTTAAACGTATGAACGCCCACCCCTTCACGAATAAATTCGGTAAACGAACGACGTCCCTCCACATCCATCGAACCAAACACAGGATCGCAATATTCCATCCACGCCGCCTCCACATCTTCAATAAAGGCATGCGAATCAGCTTCCGACATCCCCAGCCAGCGCCAGTTGGGTCGATAGCTCAGGCGAAACATGTGGCCAACGATATGGTCTTTATGAATTTCCACAGCATTTGCGGCAATACCGTTGTTACGGACCAGATCATCCGCGCGGGCGTTACCCAGATGAATGGAAGGTAAGAGCGCCACGTCGGCACTTTCCGGTGCAGGCAGCCATTCTGCCATTTGCCCACCGAACCCGGAACCACCACCAGAATATCCCATGCTTTGCCGTAAAGGCTGCCCATGAATATCCACCAGTTCCCCGTTCACAGCCCCACTCCTGCTGGGCCACGACGCCGTCCGGATACACCCAGCGCACTTTCCAGCTCTTCAATATACTGACGCAGTTCACCAATTGTCGCCCGCGAATACTGAACCTGACGCCCGTCCTTGCTGACGGAAACCACAGCACGTCCGATCATCAGTTCATGTAACGCCCGGCGGGCATCGCATAGCATTTCATGCGTATAAATCATCACTTATCCTCCACTCAGAGCAGCCGCGATTTCTTCAATAGTCATTTCATCGTCGTCCTGTTCATCTCTTCTGGCGCGGGCCAGTGCATCCAGATCCAGTTGCCACCGCTGAACGGAAATGCGCAGCGCTGCATAGGCATACACCAGACAGTCCAGAGCTTCATTACGCCGTTTTCTGGCATCCCACTGGAGTTTCACCCGCCCGTTCACAACTTTTTCAACCAACTCTTCTGCCACAAGTTGTTTAGCTTCAACATCAGAAAAAATGTCCAGGTTATCCGGAAAACGGAAGGTATACGGTGCGACTTCACTGGCAGATACCACCGGCAGGGCAAAACGCGCATACAGCATTTCCTTGACGGTATCGGAACCCACCTCACACAAAAACACCCCACGCTGGTTTCGCTTTTTTGGCATGGTGATCACCGGCTTGCCGTACACCGACGCCCCTTTGATGGGGAGCACAAAAAAAGTGCCGTGTTTTCTGGATCGCTGATACACAATGTCCTGGTCAATACCACCGGTATCCCAGCAGACGCGGGAAATGGAAATTTCAGTGCCATCTGCATGACGGTATTTTTTCCGGATCACGGCATCAACGCGTTTAAGGGTGTCCTCATCTTCCGGTCTCCCCATGATGATCTGCTTGTCAATCAGAAAAGCTTCTTCGCCAGGAGCCCAGCCCCAGACATAAATCTCATAACGGTTTTTCTGAGAGTCGATCCCTGCGGTCAGGTAAACCACCCGCAGGGGAACCTGCGCATCATAGTGGCAGACTTTTTCCAGCAACAACTCAAAGCTCAGTTTTTCTGCCACAGCCTCTTCATAAGGCTCCCCCAGCGTGGTGTTAATGAACGTCTTGACGCCATTCGGATCCTTCAGTGCATCAAGCCAGTCATAAACAATCTGTACCCAGGTGGTGAACGGGCTGTATGCCGTCCAGATGTGGTACGAGATTGAGCGCGGTGGCGGGATTTCCTCATCACCGGCGCTGTAAAATGTCAGACCGTCACGCGTCCACATCCTGGTATTGTCACAAATCCACCGCCCGTCGGTCTGGTCAAGTTCCGACTGACGGATCACGCAGCCATTATGTTCACACAGGTAATACACCGTCTCCGGCTTGCCCTTCTCCCATTTCAGGCCAAAGGTTGTCGCATCATCGCCAAACTTCAGATACTGGGCTTCACCACAATGAGGGCATGGCACATAAAACCGCATAAAATGTGCAGATTCGTTCGCGGCTTTTTCAATCTGGCAAAAACCTTTAATTTTGGGCGTTGAGCCGCGTATGGATTTAGGCCATACCGAACCTTCGATACGCTTATCGCCAAGCAGAGTTGGTGAACCTTCTTTTTCCACATCCGGTTCAAACGAGGAGAGTTCGTCATAGCAGACCACATCCACAGATTTTTCACGGTAGTTTTTGGCAGCAGCTCCGCCCAGACACCAGAATCCCACACCGGAGGAGAAACGTTTCAGGGTAAGCGTGTTGTCCCGATGTTTTCTGCCAAACCACGGAGCCAGCTCCAGTAATACAGGAACGTCTCTTATCGTTGGTTCGACATGGGATTTCATAAAATCTTCTGCCGCAGAATCTGTCGGCTGAAAAAGCAGGCTGTTACGGGATTTGTGTTCAATAAAATAAGCCTCCACCCCCAACAGCATTTTGGTGTAACCAACACGCGCCGATTTAATCAGATTAACGGTGCGGATCCGGTCATTCCCCATGCTGTTCATGATGGCAACCTGAAACGGCAGTGTTTCCCATTGCCCGGGAGTATATGAAGACTCTTTTGGCAGATAATAATGCTGATCAGCCCACTGAACTGTCGTCAGTGGTACCGGAATATTGAGAGATACAAGCCCTGTTGCTATCGCACCGGCTGCATTAGCTGCCTTCTGTGCGTCTGAAATCATCAATCCACCCGCCTACGTTCTCACCAGCTTTAGCTGCAACGTTGGAGGCTTTTGCGATTTCAGTTTTCACCACATCAAGGTGTGACGGTGAAATATCCGGATATTTACGCTGTAATGTCAGCGGCACACGTACAAGTATCCCCGAAATCTCCTGTGCCACACGTTGCAGAATGAAGGTAAACAATTCCGTTTCCAGTACCAGCCCTTCTTCGCGGGCATTTTTCAGTTCCTGTGCATCAGCCTGTGCTTTTGTGAGTCGGTAGCGCTCATAGTCAATGGTGCCGGGTTGTAAATCTGATTCCGCAGCCGCACGCAAATCCTCGGTCTCTTTGCGGAGTTTTTCGTTTTCAATATCGGCTTCGCGCTGCGCATACCACTGAATTGCCATGGAGGTATCAAATACAGATTCAACGCCCTTACCACCTCCGGAGACGCAAGGGAGTCCCTGAGACTGCCAGCGTTCAATCGTTCGCGGATCCACGTTGAAAATTTCGGCAAGTTTCTTTTTATTAACCTTCATGAAACGGTCTCACAACAAACACAAGGTCCGACATGAAAGTGCCCGAAAATGACTTTTTTAGGCGTTTTCATGTCGGACCTTTTACGGATTCGATATTAGAAAAAACAAATAGTTATGTTCGAGAAGTACCGACACGCTTTTTCCCGAAAAATTTTCATAAATAGCGAAAATCCGCGCCGCTGCCGCCCCGTGGCAGGCCACCCCACCGGAAGGACCCGCACAAATGAGAGCGTTTATCATTAACATTTACAGATAAGATGACGTACATCATTGAAACGCCATTCAGCCATATACCGGCAGCATTCGTAGTTGCACTCCGTAACTCTGCGACTAAGGTTAAAAACATGGCCCTCTTTTGCCACCGGCAAATCTTCAATGGATTTCCCCTGCCGGTTTTTTATTTTCGTCGATGCATAACATTGCATTTACATCAATAGCGGCTATTGTCATTAGTATGTTGCATCAATGCATGGGTGGTATTGGCGGTCTTCGCCGGCCGCTTCTGTGTAGCTGCTCCCTGTGACCGGTTTTTTATTTCTCACATTACAGCAACCCCTTAGAGTGAAGGGCTGCTGTAATGCCTGTTACTCAGCAACAACTGCGCCTTCCGGTAATTTCATACCGGCAAATACCGGACAACCAGGATGACAATCATCTTCTGTTGCTTCCAGCATTGACTCACCAAACCACTCCGTCGTGGCGCGACCATCAGCTGCTTTGTAGTGGATCAAGTACTGGTTTTCGCCATCCGCATACTGCGCGCGGGCTTTAACCTCACCCCATTCATCACTGATGCGCATCTCCACCAGTTGAGACAACTCAAACTTAAACGGAGCAGCATCAGCACCAATTACAATCGGTTTGTTTTCTGTTTTTTCCATCATCGTCTCCTGATATCGAAGCCCGTCGCCGCACCGGGCACTGATCAACATTTGAGTATTCGCAGCGTCAGAAAGAATTTATTTTATTGAGTAGCCACAAACACAGAATTTCATGCTTTCCGGACACGCACGCATCCTTCATTTTTCAGCAAAATATTCTGCTCTTACAGGCGATCAGTTCTGCAGGCATTGCCGAACACTGTCGACAATTTCACAGACCTGAGAAGCTGTATCGAAAAGCTGGCGCGCTTTATCCAGGCTAACACATCCCACCAGGAAAAAAGGCACCAGTATCGCTACCAGTGCCCATTTCGCCGTCGTTCTCGGCATTCTGTATGTCCAGTGTTTTCGGTTCATGTCACCACCAACGCACAGCCAAAATCAGAACAGCAATCGCCACAAGGCGAATTGCAAAAGCCACCGAACGAGTAAAATCTATGCTTACTGGAGTTTCCACGTCTATACTTTTCTGCTTTTCCGTGATAACAAAAAAGGCCACTTCTGTGGCCTTCAATTTATAAATATTATTTACGAAGTATGGCATTCCTTTGCACACCAGTAACAACCATTTGCCCGGGTATATCCCTTGGACTTTGCCTGTGTTACTGCCGAGGAACAATTACTATAGTAACCAAGATAATCACGATTAGATACCTCAGGGAGATATGAACACCCCTCAGCATGCACTTCATGATCTCCATTGCTCTGAGCATTTTTATTTACATAATAGTGCTTAAAACTCATTCATATAACTCCATGTTTACGCTGATTTTTTCAGCACTAAAATGCTATTCTATATCTAATTCAGACAAAAGATTGTCATATCAAATGGTTGATTGTGATCACTTTCTGAACCGGAATTCATTGCAAATTCTAGCAACTTTACGTTCGATACTTCTATTCCTGACCGGCAATAAAAATTCCTTTTTGACGTATAAAACCCCAGGCGGCTTTACCTCTGCCGGGGTTTTGACTTTTTATTTATCAGTAATGTTGCGACATTTTGCTATTTCATCCCGGGCTTTACTGTCGCCACGACAGATACAACGAACTGTGTCACCCGCCAGCGTGGTGATGTAGGCTTCATCCGTTTTTTCCACCGAAATGCATGGTACATTTCCATCCCGGCAATACTCCACTTGGGCAGCAAGGTGAGTGTTGCGCGGGTAAAATTCCAGGCGATACATATTCCCCAGAACATGCACTTCTTCAACCTGACGCCCATCTTCCGTTACCGTGATTTTTTTCAGTGCGTACATACGTACCTCCGTTCTTTCGTTTTTTGAGCAATAAAAAAGCCGCTCATGGCGGCCCTGTATGTTTTGCGAGCTATCGCTTCAATTGAAAATGTGGGCCGTCTTTAAGCGTCCGCCAGTCCCCGCCCCATTCGATGGCA